ACTTTGCTGCAAAAACAGCAGGTACTTATGCAAATGGAATTCGTATTTATGTTACTGATGCAGGTCCAGATCAGATTTTAGTTTTGGATGCACCTAGTTCTGGTGATGAGTGGCAGTTTGTTGCTGGTGACGCAATCACTTCATCTGCTAGTGGTGCTGCTGCTACAGTGTATAAGTATTCACTTTCGTTAACGTTATCTACTTATGCTGGAGTATTTACTCCTGCTGTTGCTACCGCTGGTGGTGATGGTATTACAATTTTAGCATGGGATCCTGCAACTAAAGTATTAGAAGTTACATTAGATTCTGATTATAGTGGAGTTCTAATCGCTGCAGATACAGTTACTCAAGGTACTGCAACTGGAACGATTCAAACAGTATCAAGAAGACTCCTATCAGTAACAAATAAAGGTTCTGTTGATTTTGTAGCTACTAATGACATTGTTGATGACAACAGCAATAGTGTAAATATTGGTTCTGTCCTTAAGGAATATGCCAGTAGAGAAGTTATTAAAGGTCTTAGATGGAACAGTGTTGCATCTCGTCCAACTACAAGTCCATATGTAACAGGAAAAAATGGATTTAGAGATGAACTTCATATCGTTGTCGTAGATACTACAGGAGAAATTACTGGAACTCCAAATACAGTTTTGGAAAAATTTACTGGATTATCTAAAGCTACAGATGCTAAGACTACCAATGGAGAAGTAAATTATTACCCAGAGGTATTAAAAAATAAATCAAATTATATTTATTTTGGAGATCATAATGATGCTAGTTTGTTTGATGTTCCCTCTGGTCAAGATTTCGGACAATCTGCAGTTAATACTTCATTCAACTTAATTAAATCTTCTACTGGTATTACCGATCCATTGAGCAGTGTAGCATACGTAAATACAGTAAACGGACCAACTATTCAGTATGTTCTTGCTGCTGGTGTTGACTCATATACATTTGGAGCTGAAGCATATACTACTGCTTTGAATTTGGTTTCAGATCCAGAAGCAGAAGATATTGATTTTATTTTACCTGGTGGAATGGGATCAGACGAAACTGCTGCTTTATCAAAAGCAAATATAATCTTATCTGTTATTGATTCTAGAAAAGATTGTATGACATTCTTTTCACCATTAAGAGGTGACGTTATTGGCATTACAGATTCTAACCAAATCACTACAAATTTAATTAGTTATTTCTCAAAGTTTACTAGTAATTCATATGCCGCATTTGATTCTGGATATAAGTATATCTATGATGTATACAATGATGTATATCGTTATATTCCTTGCAATGGAGACATGGCAGGATTATGTTTACAAACTGCTAGAGATGCAGATGCTTGGTTCTCTCCTGCTGGATTCCAAAGAGGTGTTTTAAGAAATGCAATCAAAATTGCATATTCACCAAATAAAACACAAAGAGATAATTTATATTCTGAAAGAATCAATCCAATTGTTTCTTTCCCTGGACAAGGTATTTTATTATTTGGAGATAGAACAGCTCTGGGATATGCATCTGCTTTTGATAGAATCAATGTTCGTCGTTTATTCTTAACGATAGAGAAGACAATCGGAAGAGCATCAAAATCATTATTATTCAATCAGAATGATGAGACCAGCAGATCACAATTTAAAAATTTCACCGAACCATATTTGAGAAATATACAGGGTAGAAGAGGTGTCACTGATTTCTTAGTTAAATGTGATTCTGAAAATAATCCTCCTGAAGCGGTCGATAGACAAGAATTTTATGCTGAAATTTATATTAAACCCACTAGAACAATCAACTACATTACACTTTCGTTTATTGCAACTAGAACTGGTGTTTCCTTTAATGAAGTTGCATCCTAGATTTATTTACACCCCCACACCACTAAGAGGATAAAGTATCATGGCATCGACTAACGTAAGAGGTAGAATTACCTCGTTTAAAGCAAACTCAAATTTAGACTACGCAAGGCCAAATTTATTTCAAGTTGACATAGACTTTCCAGAGGCAGTAACAGCTTTAATCACTGCTGCTTCCACTGCTGGTGCATCTGGCACCTCAGGTTCCACTAAAACTGCGGCAGATCCAGCCGCATCGATGAGAGTTCTTGGAGGTTTTCAAGTTAAAGCAGCACAGATTCCAGCATCTACAGTTGGAGTTATTGAAGTTCCTTTTAGAGGAAGAATGTTGAAAATTGCTGGAGATAGAACTTTTGA